TCAACTCCCATGTGCTCGTCGCCTACTTTGTGTACACCGGCTAATTGCATAATTGCATTTAACATATTGCCTAATTCTTCACCATTGGCAGCGGTGATATTCATTGTTGCAGGAGTCTTTGGAGATTGCATGTTCCCCATTGGCCCGCATTCTTCAACTGGGGTTTCTTTGACAATATTAGAATTTTTTTCGTCTAATTCTGCTAATCTTTTTAATACATCAATCATTTGCATAGTTATGCTCCGTTTAGTGCTTTGACCACATATGTTCCTTGATCCTTAGTAATAGGACTTTGATTATTATGTGGAGTATCTACATTATAAGTTGCAGGACCTTCCGTAGGAATTTCTTCGCCTCGTGCCTTACGTTGTAATTTTAAAATATCGTTGAGTTCTTTGACAAATCCACTATTATATTTGTCGCCATAGTAATCTTCAAATTTAGGATTACCAGCTTCTTTATATTCTGGGTCATGTAATAAAGCACCTTCACGTGGTTCAATTTCTATTTGATATTCTTCGCTAGCTTCACCAGGACGGCGGACTACTAATTTTTGACGGCTAACTTCCAAACCAGTGCTAAGATACTCTGTAAGTTCTTGTTGTGTTGTTGGGTAGTCGACGACAACTTCAAAAATATGAACTTCACAATTTTTCATTTGTGGGAAGTCCAGGGGAAGTTCTTGGATAGGTGTAACACTGATTTTTTTAAACTTGTCTACTTGGTATCTTTCAAGCATACTCTTAAGTTTAGTTTCTTGTTCAGAAGTAAATTCACCTGCTACTTTAACACGGAATGTGTGCTTTTTTGTAGCAATACTTTCAGATAGATAGTCGTGGAAGTTTTTCATAGTATGTTTATTTATTCAAATTCTTAAGTTTTTCTAGGATACTATTACGATCTGTTAAAATATAACCCTGTCCTTCTATAGGATCATCCCCGTCGTTTTTCCCAGACTTTTTGTCTATTGCTAGTTTTTTCAATTGTAAATCAACCATTTTTAATTTTTTATCAATCTTATTAGATTTGGCTTGAATAGCGGCATTCATCATTTGAGCAGCAACTTCAAACATTTTAGTACCATATCTTGGATCCACATTCATTCCCAAATCCATGAGATCATCGTAGGCCTGCTCAGCTTTGATTGCTAATGCATCTAACTCAGTATCAGCCATATCTCCCAAACCCGTAACTCTAGGCAATGCTGAAGCAATTTTATCAAATTCTTCAAGTTTATCTTCTAAATTAAATTCCGTCACAGATATAACCTCTGCAGGCGGGGCAATTGGCAGTTCTTTACTGGCAGGCAAATCAAAGACCTCTTCTAATCGTTTTGTCATAATGTTACTTATCGTTTTTTATTTCCGGTATTTACAAAAATATCAGATTCGTTGAGTACTCGAAATTTGATTCCTCGCTGTTTACAGAATTCACCGGCAGCTTTCCATTTAGCCATATTTTTTACATATTGGGCTTGATTGTAGGGATTTTTCCCTACACGTTCTAATATCATCTGATTTGATGGTTTAATTTCAATCATTTCTACATGAAACTTTTGATTTCGATCCGAATATTTGATTAAAAAATCTGGCACATACACAGTTTGTTTGCCAGTCAACGGATCCTTGTAAGGTATTTTTATTGGTTCACTTGCCCATGATTCTATTGCGTCATTATTATCGCAAAACATACAGAATGCAGTTTCCCAACTACTACGGCAATAAGGAATTTTTAATCCTATATATTTTTCAGGATTTTTTGGAGTATATGGACCTTGTGCAAACTTTAAACTCATGCCAATACATTGCGTTGAATTTCTGGATGTGGTAGAACTTTTGTACCAATGCCAAGATAACTTGATTTAAATCTATTGTAGTTTAAAATTTGAGTAGCTAATATACTTAGATCAGATCCAGATAGCCCCGACAATCCGTCCAATGCTAACATAGGATTAATATTATCTTGAAGAGATTGACGAATAATTACTACACTAATAGATTCTGCTGCTATTTTATCAAAACCCTTTGACTCAAAAAATCCTTTCATTGCGTTAAAGGTGCCAGAATCTAATTGCAGTGGTAGTTGATAATAATCGTTAAATGCCTGTGCAGTACCATCCACACTATTTTGAGAAGCTTTGGGAATTGGAGGAAGATTACTAAGAATGTTGTTATTCATAATTATACATTACCCTTGATCAGTAATTGTTGTAACTTTAGTAGTTGTACCTGATTGCGGTGTATTTGAAGAATTTCCAGGTTTAGTTAAATTGACCTGCGTCGCACTAATTTTTCCAACCACACTACCAACTAACAAATTTTTAATATTAACTCCGTAAACATTCCATGCTTGCCTTGGTTGTTGTATCAATAATTTAACTTTATTAATTGATGTTAAAATTTGTCCTAAAGATATGCTTTTTTGTTTTTGTTGTTGACGGTAATAATCAAAATTAGGTATAGTTTTTTCATAAGACTTTCCAACATAATCATTTTCTATAATAATTTTACCATCTCGACCCTCCAACGGATTGGGTGATTGTGTGTTATCATAAACAGCGGAATCTTGAAATAGTGTTACGCCTGAATCTATATCAACTATGCTACCTGTTTCGTAAATTACATCTTCATAAACAATTGACATTTTGTTAGCCATGACTTTGTTTCCCTCAATTTGAGCAAGTTGATCATGTTCCCAACTGCTGATCAAAGGATTAATCAAAGTTATTTTTGTATAATCTCCTTGATTAAGAGAATTATTTTTATGTAACAAAAATATATCTATACTGTCTAAAAAATATGATTGGCCAGCTCCAGTAGCATCAATAGACGTGTTTAGTCCATAGGTGTGATCAATTGTTGTGTATTTGGTATCTGCATACGAAGTATACACTTTTGTTTTAGATCCAGCATCGCCATATCTACTATCAGCATAGTAATATTTGTAATAATTTTGCCAAAAACCATTAGTCCCGCCACCTCGGTCATCATGTAATTCCAATGTCACAGGTTCATAAGTTAATTTAGTCTGTACATTGGTTTTTCTATTATATTGATTTATAGTTTCGGTGGCCATTTTAAATTTAGGCAAAGTGATACTTTTAGTCAGTAATGCGGTAAATCTTGGATCCCAATCGCTGGTTACTAAATTTGTAATTTTAGAATTCAAATTGAATTTAACAAAATACATAAATGCCATTTTAGGCATATTTTTATAGTTATCGCTAAGATACAGTTGTCGAGCATGTTGATAACCAGTAAAAATTACATTACCAGTTGAGTCTACAAAATTGTTGGTTGTGATAGTGGCCATACGATTATTTATTCAATAAAAAAGCCCAGATTTTACTCTAGGCTTTTTTCATATAATAATTAAATTATACTGCAGAAGTTTGTTGAGATCTAATAACTGGTTGAGCAGCAGGTAATAAATTGCCATTAACTTCAGTTTGATAAGCATTATCGAAACAAATTGCTAAATCAATTTCCATTGCATCGGGTTTGCCATAATCACTTCCGCTATATGCAGCTGATTTAATCCAGCAACCCTGTAGTTGATATACTTCCAGTACAGTGGGAGTAAAGTCGCCATTGCCGCCGTCTAACAATTCAATGCCCATGAAAAACTTGTAGTCTTGACCACTAAACGCACTGCTTTGATTATAAAAATCAAATTGCTTTTGTAGTTGTTGCCCGACTAGATTAGTGACATTGTTATTAACATCATCACGCAATTTCAGTGTGATATCACTGAATTTGGGTTTCCCGGCTAGTTTAACAGTGCTGTTATACACATCCAATTTAACTTCGTCAAATTCTGGTTTTGGTCTGTCAACGCTGATAACCTGTTTGGTTAATTCTGTAGCAGGATTACCACCTGCCACAAAATTGCTTGAACCAAACCCAGTTAATGTTACACGAAATCTGTAAGTCAATTTTGGCATCAATAAACCTTGATTTGATGCACTTTGATTAACGGATAGTGGAACTGTAAAATTATTTAAACTTGAGGTTGCCATTTAGTACTCCTTGTCCTTTGTATATTATCTTGTTTACATTACTTGTTGCCAGGAAAGGCTGAACCAAAGTTTCCTGAAGCAATTGCACCAGTGTTCAACAATCTCAAAGGAATGTATATAAACTCTACTGCTTTGACTGGTTCAATAGCAATATCCACCCATAATTGATTTTGATCAATTCTGGTAGGTGTATTGTTAGACGTATCACATACAACTACATAGTCATATAATCCACGTTGTGCTACTAATTCTACCATCAATCCTTCAATAACACGTTTAATTTCATTACGTGTCTGTGTGTCGTTAGGCTCAAATAAGAACGGTTTAGACAACAGATTTAATTGACGTCTAATAAAGTTTACCAATCTTGCTACGTTGATACGATCTAGTGCAGTAGAACTAGAAGCCCTAGTATACTGACCCATAACAGTAAGCCCAGACCCTGGCAAAGTTGCAATTGGATTAATTTTTACATTAGCTAATGTATCTCTTAAGCCTTGATATAAACTTGCTGGTTTAAATTCGCTGGTTAAAGATTCCAAATAACCAACTGATGTGGCATTATTTACAATGCCTCTATTAGTGCCTGCTGGAGCAAACCAAGGATAGCTGACATTGTCATTGTTAACAATAACTCGCAACATCATATGACTTGGGGGGACCACAATATTACGTCCATAATTATCATTGGTATATCCGCTAGGATAGTAAACACCTAAATAACTATCATGGGTAACTAGTCCTTGATCACCATCGCTACTAGCACCATTCCCATTGCCATAATTTTGTAACATGGTTGCATTTGGTTCAAGTCTCATTGGGGTATCACCAATCACAAATGCCAGTTGACCAATATCTAAATTTAAAGATGCCATATTAGATATAAGTTCTGTATATCCAGGCGTTGCAATCAAATTGTAATTCAAAGTATCAGTATCTCTAATAGATGTATTAGTACTTACTTGAGATTTAAGTGCAGAGACCACCATTGCCCTTTGAGCGTGTCTTCCAAAATTTGCCACACCTTTGTCAGTTTTTAAGCTAACGGATACCCAACGATCTGGATCATACCCAGACATGGACTCATTATCAAGGTATGGGTTAGTTGAGTTTATATTTACAAAATCTTTTTTATACTGTTTTACAGTATTTCCACTTCTGCGAGTATTCCATAATCTAGTACCACGTGGATATAATCTAGGATTTGGTGCATCAACATCTAAATAATTACTAGATAATAGATCAGTGATTGAGGTTACATATTCCATATCATCTTGACCATTATCACTCCAACGTGCATCGGCAAATACCCAGCCATTAGGACTGATTCGATCAGTAGGGTCTTGCTTTATCCATTTTTTAGTTGTTGCATTATAAAGATAAATGTCTTGCCCATACATGTCTGGGTCGCTGGTATCAACCCATATATCACCAGTAACTAGTACTGTACCATCACTTTGAGTTGTAGGTTGACTAGCACTGATTATTGGTCCTTTAGGATCAGAAGTTGGAATTGCATTTCTATAACCTATCCATGTTGTACCGTTGTTCCATAGAATATCTATATCTTGTGTTCTAGTATCAAACCAAAGAGTACCGTCCATTGGATTGTTATTTGGGGATGTAGATTGACTGTAATAGTGTAACGGCGACCAGTTACTAATTTGTAAGGTTGTATTACCATTAACAGCAAGAACGTCGCTGCTTGGAGCAATGTAAAGATTTTGATAAGTTTCTGTAATTGCTGCAGAATTATTAATACCTAACGCATTTAACGGGTTATTTGTACCATCTAAAACTTGTATTTCTCCACCAATATCATGAGTAAAAGTTGTCACTCCATTTACATAATCAACTGATACATGTGTAAGATTACTATTAGTGTTAACTGCAACAGAAAGCTGCTCTCCCAACGGGTGAGCATTTGATGATGGTGCAACATTAATTGTTACAGTATTTCCCCATGTTCCTGTGTTAGTAGTTTCTCTAATATAAAACGTCTGTGGGGTAGCGGCGTAAGCTGTGCTAGAAGTCACTGTCAATGTTGTAGGACCTTTAACTTCACGAGTTAAGATAATGAAATCCGCTTTATTCAAGTTATCATAATCATAAATCACAACTGATGACATTGCAGGTATATTTACACCACCACCTAATGAATCTAACCCAGAAATTGCTTTTTGTCTACTACCATATAAAGGTGCGTTTAATGATATCCATCGTGAGGTGTTGCCATTATAATACTTAAGATCCCAACTAGACCCAATGTTTATGGGAGTTTTACAAATCCAAACACTGCCTGTAGCAGTAGTTGAATTAAATGTTGGATAATTGAAATTTTCACTAATTACAACACGTTTGTTGTTGTCAAAACCGTCATTTACATCAACCCATCCACTAGATGCTGATTTATAATACAGTTGTAATTGTTTATTAGCTGTATCAGTTGGACCTTCTGGTAAGTACATTGCAAAATCACCAACTGCTCCAAATGATGATATAGGTTTACCGTTATTGAATTTAGAAATATTACTATTATCAATAATTTGAACAGGTTGATTTGTAAATACTCCAGAAACAGAGTCCCATACATTAACGCCAAATTGTTTCTTATTTGTAGTATCTAACCAAGTATCACCTGCTTCAGGAGTTCCTCGTGGGATTGTCGATGTGCCTTTTAATTCGTTTAAATCAATATCAGCACGTACCACATATGCTCTACTACTGATCCCTAACACACTATAGGCCGCCTGTAATCCGTATTCGCTGATTTCGCTTCCGTTTATTGCATTTTTGTTTGAGTCAACATCAAAATATGGAGTACCGAAGGTATCCACTAAATCACGTTGACTAGCAATTACATACACAGTTCCTGCTTTATCTGCGGTAGTTCCTTGTGCTATTCCTGAACCACTGGCATTTTGTTTATTTTCTGCAGTTGCTACAAAAATTAAAGGGATTGTCCCAGTGCCTGCTGGTGCGTAAAAACTTTGATCTATTATAGTTACATTTACGCCGGGCGATTGTAATGTTGTTGCCATCTTAAAACTCCTTAGTGGATTACTTTGTTTTATTTAGCGACAATATAAAAAAAATAGCGGTAAATAACCATACCAAAAGGCGTAAAAAAGGGCGGGTATGAGGAAATTATGTAAAAAATGTGGACTAAGCCCCGTGGCTATCAATTATCACAAGGCTGGAAAAATTTATTATAGACGCATGTGTGATCATTGTGCCAAAGGAAGAACGAACCTTAAACCGCTATGGGAATTGGCGGGGTATCAAAAAAAAGATCGATGCGAAAAATGTAATTACACATCAAAATATAAAGAACAATTCAATGTTTTTTATGTTGATGGAAATTTTAATAATAATAGATATACAAATTTAAAAACTATATGTGCCAATTGTCAAAGAATACTACATAAAGAGGGTGTTCAATGGCGGCAAGGAGATTTAATTCCAGATTTTTAATTATTTTTAACAATTATAGATTCAAGTTGAGAAAACAATTGATCTATAGTGCCGTCATTTATAATAGTATGATCGGTATCTCCACCAACCCATGATGTTTCACTGGCATGTATTCCCAATTTTTCCAATCTTGCTCGACTTAGTGCCCATGACATATTGCCTCGTTCTCCCTGGTTTACCCTAACAGCATCTTCATACCATTCAGGTTCAGGTCCTCGTTTTACACGAATTACGATACCGCCAACATTATGAATTGCTGATATTTCGTTGGGAAATCTAACATCACTAATTACAATATTATCCTGAGTTTTTCTTATCTTATTCTCTAAACTGGCAATCCATATATTGTCATGAAAATTTTGACGTAATATATCTGTACCCCAATATTGTAATACCCATCTAGGAGTAAGATTTGGCATGTCTAATCGTTCACTCCACCAAGTATCCACTTGTTCTCGCCATTTTCTAGCTTCTGCAGTTCTTCCTTCTAAAAGGATTCGATCCCACCCAAATACACATGATACTGCATCTTTTAAAGAATTTGCAAAACTATCTCTTCGAAAACCATGATAATTACAAAGATAATCTGCCGCAGTATCTTTGCCAGCTGAAATAAACCCACAAAAACCAATCACTTGTGCCATACAATATCCCTTAGATATTATATTTTATAAAACTTTTAGGATAAAATCAAAGAAATTTTTGAACAATTTGCTCAATTATCCAGTGACCCAAGTAAGAGGCTGACTGCCGTCTTTATAGTTAATTAGATCCAGTTCTAACTGATCCATTTCAGCTTTGGCTTCAGCTTTTAGTGCAGTACCATTTAATGCAGAACTACCTTGCGGTCCAGCAATTGAAGGAAATTTTTCACGGGCTTGACCTAGTATCATTTTGGCATTGGCTAATGCGTAATCTTTTATCCACCGCCCTGCATAAACATCTTCCAGTAAATTAAAATCTGGACGATGATTATACATCCATACCAATAAATGTT